CGGTTAATTGCCGAACCCAATGGTAATAATGTGAAGGATTGGGCAATCCGCAGTGTTACTTCCTGTGTCCGTTGTATTTGTAAAAATACAGGGTAGGATATGGAAGGCATTCAGAGACTGAACGGGTGTTGGTCAGTAATGATGAGCTAACCACTCTGAACTGGCTTAAGATACAGTCCGACCCCTTGGGAAACCCTGGGGATATATTCGGAGATGAATATGCACATGCCACAAAATGTAATGGCAGAAACAGAGCTGCGTCACTTAGCAGCCATACCTTACCAGCTAATCAGTCCAGCCGGTAATGCACCTATTATAGGTATATATCAAGACTCTTTGTTAGGGTCTTATCGTTTTACACGTCCTCGGCATTGAATTCACACCACGACAGGCCATGAATTTACTCATGATGTTTCCAAATGTGGATGTGGAAGCACTCAAAAACGCCGGGAAAAAAATAAAAAATTTCGAAATACTCTCACAAATATTACCACAATCGACCATGGTCTATAAAACAAAACTCTTTGAAGACGGCGAAGACTATGCCACTTCCAACAATGTCTTAGAAATCCGCAAGGGCAAATATTTCCGCGGTCAAATGGAAAAGTCCGTGCTAGGTAGCGCCTCAAAAGGTATGATACATCGTATTTGTAATGATTTCGGCAACATGGCCGCGGCGAATTTCATTGACAATTTGCAAAACATTATTACCGAATACATGAAATCGTCGTCGTTCAGTGTCGGCATTAGTGATTTGATTGCCAACAAGAAAACCACGCGCGAAATCATACAAGTCATTACCGCACAAAAACTCGAAGTGCAAGCGATTATCGACAAGTTGCATTTAGGCATTTTCGAAAACAATACCGCGGCAACAAACGCCATGGAATTCGAAATGCAAGTCAACAATTTGCTAAATAAAGCGACCGAACAATCCGGCAAAATCGGCCGTAAATCGCTCAGCAAAGACAATCGTTTCTTGATGATTGTGGAATCGGGTTCAAAAGGTTCGCTCGTCAATATTTCACAAATGATTTCGTGTTTAGGGCAACAAAACGTAGATGGAAAACGTATTCCCTATGGTTTCGACAGTCGAACACTGCCACATTATAGCAAATTCGACGATTCTCCGAAAGCCCGTGGATTCATTGAAAATTCCTATATTTCCGGATTGACCGCCCCCGAACTCTTCTTCCATGCAATGGGTGGTCGTATTGGCTTGATAGACACTGCGTGTAAATCCGTCACCTGGGAAACACCTATTGTCATTATTGAAAACGACAAGCCTAAATACATTGAAATCGGTAAATGGATAGACGCACAATTGGATGCATCCCCCGACAAGATTCAACATTTCACCGAAAAACAAATGGAATTGATGAATATTGGCGAAGTGTATATTCCAACCACCGACGAACATGGTGTGGTTACCTGGGGTGAAGTCACGGCAATTACTCGTCACGACCCCGGAAAGGAATTATACGAAATCAAAACTTACGGTGGTAAAAGTGTTATAGTAACGGAAAGTAAGTCGCTTTTGATATGGAATCCCGATACCAAACAATTTAGGGAAATGTTGACCCCCGATATCAAAATCGGCGACTGCGTTCCAGTGACTGCCGAATTATGCAAACCACCCGTCATACTTGAATCCATTGACATGACCGAATATTTGCCAAAGAGCGAATATGTCTATGGCACAGATTTCAACGTGGCGCTAAAAATGATGGAACCATATGCTGAACGTAAAGTCCCAGCGCACTGGTGGGAAGACCACAATGGTAAAGATTTCACGCTCCCTTATTCGAAGAAATCGTCATTACAACGCACGTCGGTTCGTTCAAATATCCACAACATCAAGGACGGCCATGTCTATCCATACAGCGGTGTTCGCAAATCGTCGGCCATACCTGACCACTTTGCATTAAACGAAGAAAATGGTATGTTTATCGGATTATTCTTAGCGGACGGAAATTGCCATAGTAGTCATGTGACCATCACCAAGAATGACGAAAATGTGCGCGCTTTTGTAAAATACTGGTTTGATAAACATGGTATTGCTTATACTGAAAAATCTAAAATAAACAAAATCGGCAGTTTAACCACTACCATTACTGGAAATTCATGTGTATTTGAAAAATTCTTGACCAAACTAGTGGGTCGTGGTGCCGAAAACAAACATGTTCCAGTCGAAGCATATATTGCACCTGAATCATTTGTGCTCGGACTATTGAGCGGATATTTCTCGGGTGACGGAACCATTACGAAAAACTCGATTGAAGTATGTTCGGCATCGAAACGACTCATTGAAGACGTTGCTATGTTGTGCTCGAGAATCGGCGTTTTCGGAAAGGTCTACAAAACTCAATTAAAATCAAACAATTTCAACACAAAAAATATCAAACCATCCTATCGCTTAGCTATACGCGCGCAATGGGGAAAAATATTCGCAGATAAAATCGAGTTATTCGAACAAAACAAAAACAAAAAGATGAAGGCCATGAAATGGGGAACCAGTCATCGCAATTTCGATACCTATAACAATGTGGTGTTAGACAAAATTGTTGAAATCAATTTAGTCAGTATTGAGAAACATCCTAAAGTATATGATTTGACCATTCCATCCACCCTCAATTTCGGATTAGCCAATGGATTACAAGTTCGCGATACGTCCCAAACAGGGTATATCCAGCGAAGATTAATCAAGGGCCTCGAAGACTTGAAAGTGGAATATGATATGACTGTCCGAAACAGCAAAGGCAAAATCATACAATTTGCTTACGGTGATGACGGTTTCGACACCACTCGCGTAGAAAATCAAGTCATACCTTTAGTCGGAATGTCCTTAGAAGATATCTATATGCACTATGACATTGTCGGTCTCAATGACCACGATACCAACTTGCTGGAAATCTATAGCAAAGGAACAGTCACGCGTATGAAAAAACAGCGCGAAGATTCGAAGAAAATGTGTTATAGTTATGTGGAGAAGATGGTTCAATGGCGAACTCAATTAGTCGAGGATATGTTCCGAAATCGCGATGACAATGGTGTTCGTCTTCCAGTGGCGTTCCAGAATATCATTGTCAACATTCAAGGGCAACTCGGCTTGAATTCGTCGTCAGTGGTCGATATTACACCTTTAGAAGCCTTTCAGCTAATCGAAGAGCATTTCGCGAAATTGCAAAAATTGCATTTTGTGCCACCTACGAAATTGTTTGAAATCATGTATTACTATTATTTGTCTCCGCGCGATTTATTAGTCGCGAAACGTTTCCACCGTAAAGCATTGATGGTATTGTTAGAAACCGTCGAACTCAAATACAAGCAGGCGATTGTGCATCCCGGGGAAATGGTGGGAGTGATTGCGGGTCAATCGATTGGTGAACCTACTACACAACTCACTTTGAATTCAGTGACCTACGAAACTGAAATATTAGTGCGCGATTCATCTAAAAAAATACAACGTGTTGCCATCGGCGACTTTGTCACAAAATATATAAAATTAGCCACAAAAATCGATTATATGGAAGATAAGGACACTACCTATGCTGAATTGTCTGAATATTACGAAGTTCCTAGTGCAACCGAAGATGGTCAAACAGTATGGCGTCGCATAGAAGCCGTTACACAACACCCAGTCATTAATAAGGATGGCACAAATACAATGTTGAAATTTACGACAAAGGGCCGTCGTGAAGTCACCGTGACAAAGGCAAAATCTGTGTTGCAAGTCATTGACGGAAAAATGCAAGCCGCAAATGGTTCAGACTTGAAAGTGGGTGATTACTTACCAGTTTCTAAAAAGACCATTGAATATGCAGAACAACAAATATTAAATCTACGCGACATTTTACCACCAAATGAATATCTATATGGCTCAGAACTTGAAAAAGCCCGAACAGTTATGCATGAATATCACTGGTGGGAAAAACATTCTAATAAAACATTTATCTTACCACATGCTAGAAGTGATAGTGTAGTTGTATTATTCAAAGAAAATGTTAGAGCAGGAAGAAGTTCAAACAAGGCGCAATATATTAATCCAGATTGCGTGTATATGAAATTAATCAACAATTGCGATTATTCAATTCCCGAAAATATTACATTAGATTATGATTTCGGATATCTGGTCGGTGCATATTGCGCAGAAGGATGTATGACAAAGCATCAAGTATCTATTTCCAATAACGACAATGATTATTTAATTCCAGTTCAACGCTGGTGTGAAAAACATAGCATTACAACCAAAATATACAAAACAAATAATAAAATTCAAGAAGGATGGACGAGTCAAGATATTCGCATCTATAATACATTGCTTTGCAGAATTTTGTCCAAATTATGTGGAAATTTAAGTCACAATAAATTCGTATCAGACAAAATTATGTTTTCAAATCGCGATTGTATCTTAGGATTCTTAGATGCATATATCGGAGGTGATGGAACAGTAAATCAACGAAAGCGTTCAAACGGGTCAGTCCGACCAGAAGGTATATCAATTTCATCTGTTTCATATAATATGTTAGAACATGTAAATGTAATGTTAAAAACCTTAGGAATCATAGGTAAAATATTAAAACCCAAGAAAGTCACGTCTAACAATCGAGGCTCATTAGACATTAAACAATTATACATATTATCAATCAGGAATAATCAATGTAAAAAATTAGCATCCGTTTTAAATGTAAAAATACTTACAAAACAAGAAAAAATACAAAATTTATTAAACGAATCTTTCAAATATGAATATAACCGGGAAGATTTACTTGTGCCAAATATTATTGATGGAAATATTGTCATGGAACAACGTAATGACCGATTCCCAGATATTGAGTTTGATAAAATCATTTCAATAGAAGAAGTATCCAATACTACAAAATATGCATATGATTTAACTGTTGAAGATACTCGAAACTTTGATTGTGCAAATGGTATTTGTGTCAGAGACACATTTCACCTGGCGGGGGTGGCGTCGAAATCGAACGTGACGCGTGGTGTGCCGCGCATTGAAGAAATCTTGCGTTTGACGAAAAATCCTAAAAATCCGTCGCTCACCGTCCATTTAAAACCTTTAGACGAAAATGTGCAAGACCGTGCTATACAATTTGCAAACATGATGGAACATACAAAACTGGTGGATGTCGTGAAATCCATCAAAATCTGTTTTGACCCAAATGAACAGACCACTATTTTAGAAGACGACCGCTTATTGATGGAGCAATATGCCGAGTTCGAATCGCTTGTCAAAGAATGCAATGAGAATGACGAGGGTGAAGATGCCGAGCCTACTCGGTCAAAATGGATTATTCGCATGGAAATGGATGCCGAGACCTTGCTCGACAAAAACATTACTATGGACGACATTCACTTTGCCATCAAAAACAGTTATTACGGCGCAGAAATTTCATGTGTCTATTCCGACTACAATATGGACAAACTCGTCTTCCGTATTCGCATGAACTCGTCTATTTTCAAAAAGGCAAGTAAGAAAACAAAGGGCGTCTTGCAATCGCTCGACCAGTCCGATGAAATCTATTTGTTGAAGAATTTCCAGGACACATTGCTCAACAATATTGTATTGCGTGGTGTGAATGGTATTCAAAACGTGGTTCCGCGCAAATTGCAGAATATGGTAGTCAAAGACGAAAGCAAATATGTGAAAAAGGATGTGTGGATATTAGACACGACCGGCACAAATTTATTAGAAACGTTAGCGCTCGATTATATTGACAGCACACGCACCTATAGTAATGATATCAAGGAAATATTCGATGTATTAGGCATTGAAGCGGCGCGTCAAGTCATCTACAATGAGTTTGTCGATGTGATGGAATTCAGTGATGTCTATATCAATTATCACCACTTGAGTTTATTATGTGACCGCATGACTTGCACACAAAACATGGTGAGTATTTTCAGGTCGGGTATCTTGAATGATGATATTGGTCCGATTGCAAAGGGCACATTCGAAGTCCATACCGAGGTCTTCTTAGATGCAGCTCGTCATGGCGAATTCGATGAAATGCGAGGTGTATCTGCAAATGTCATGTGTGGTCAATACGGGCTCTATGGCACAAACGCATTCAATGTCGTCCTAGATATCAAGGAAATGATGAAACTCGAAGATGCAAGTATAGATGTCAGCAACAATAGTGATGAAATCGAGAAAGCATTTAGCAAAACTGCCGAAGAAAAAATGGGCGATTGTTCGTCTGCTAAAATATCCATCAAGAACAATATTGTAAATATTCACGGTCAATCTACCGAAGTTTGCGACGACGACTATAATATGGGGTTTTAGAAATTGTGCAACTAACTACTTAGACTCGCTGTTTGCGAACGCAAGAGTTCGACCCCTCTCCACCCATTTTTATATCTTTTAGCTGAGTAACACAATGTGGCCGGATGGCTGTAGTAATTTATGTATAAGTATCATCAGGTCGCTGGTTCGATTCCAGCAAAGAGGAATTTATATTATGAAAATAATCTTCATAATATGATTTTATGTGCAACCGTTAGCAGCAACCGTTAGCAGCAACCGTTTAGCATGTTTCTTGAATAATATGTGCTATTTTATTTAATTTATTTGCAAACATATCATCAATCGAATGAGAAAAATTTTGAATAGCTTGATGTAAATTGTTACGTTCTTCGCAATGAGAATGAACAATTTGTTCTTTCATGTGCATAATAGTATTATCTAATGCTTCACAATCTTCTTCTTGGTCTTCACATTTTTCTTCTTGGTCTTCACATTTTTCTTCTTGG